CGCCCACTGGCGGCGAAACTGAGCGCTTGCCGCAACTAAAGATCAATTCAAAGCGCAAGGACAAGCAAAACCGCAAGGTTCCGCAAGGCCATTTCTTTGTGTCCGGCTTAGACAACCAGAATGAATTGGTATATGCCGAATCAGTTAAACTGCGCGTACTGAGCCAACTGTATCAATGGATACATTATGACCCCGAACAGAATAAAGTAACCAACAAGACGATTCTGATCCCTTCCTTTAACCATGAAGCAAGGGACATGGGCGGCACAACACGCTGCGGCAAACCAACCAGCAAGGACTTGCGCGAAATGTCCAAGGCCCAACAAGCCAAGTACAGCGACATTCGGTGCTTCCGGCAATTGCGCGGCCTAGTTTCGTACACTGGCCAGACTGCTGACGGCGAACAAGTTACCCTTGAAAATGTTCCTTGTATTTTGCTGCTAAAAGGGTCAAACTTTAGCCCCTTTGAAGATGACATGGTCAAGACCTTGCCACGCGGCAAGAACTTCTATGACTACTGGTGTGACGTTACCGCCGAAGAACGCGAAAACGGCAGCGTTACGTACTATGTCATGCGCTTTTCGCCCAATTACGCCGAACCTGCGTCCCTAGACAAGCCCACCATTGATACAATGCTGCACATGGCTACGTTAGTTAAGCAGGAAAATGAACGCATTGAAAAGGCGTACGACAAAGCCCTAGCCAATGAAAAGGGCGTTCAGACGGCAGTAAACGCCTTGGCCAAATCGGCCTTGGATTCTGACTTTGAAGACGTAGACGATGATAATGTGGAGTACGCATAATGCACCCAGAACTTTCAGCATCTACAATAGAGCATAATGAACTGCGCAAGCAGTTTAGGGAAAATTGCAACGCCATTATCCAGCGCCAGATTCCGTGTACGGTCAAGGATAATATAGAAGGCGCCACAGAGTTTGGCGCCGAAATTGACAGGTTCTTGCGCCAAGGCGGTTCTGTAAAGAAGTTTCCTAGCTTAGATATTCTTGGCGGCGTCCATGAGCTAATGGAGCTTGAGGAAGTTACGGAACAAACTGGTTTTGGCTCTAATACAAACTTCTATTTCGGTTCGACTTTGTACGGCGACACCCATAAAAGGTACTAGCCTAGGCAAACAGCCGCAATTTAAGTAATTCCATTCAACGTACAAAGCCTGCGCCATTGGGTATTTATTCTTGATGTGCGCAGGCTTTTTTGTCTTGAGTACATATGCCTATGAGTATTTCACCGTTGCAATTGTTTATACGTTCTACCCTAGAAGAATTATCTAATGGGCGGCCGCTTGACGTTGCGCCAGAAGAACTAGAGCGGGCCATCAAGGAAGCTGTACAAGAATTTGAGGAAGGATTGCGCAAACAATTATTTAGGCAAAAGGAACCTTTCCGATTGCGCATGAGTAACATTGGGCGCCCTTCCTGTCAGCTACAGCTAGATGCCGCAAACGTAGATGAACAGCTACCAAAGAACCAAATGCCGTACAACCACATCATGCGCATGATGCTGGGCGATTTATCGGAGGTTCTTGTAAACCTAATAATTAAATTGTCTGGCGGCGCCAATATCACAGGCGCCAAGACCAAAGTCGCATGGCAACTGGCCCCTGACACTGTAATCGAAGGCGAAGACGATATAGAAATAGACAATAAGGTCTATGACGTAAAGTCCGCATCGCCTTGGGCCTACGACAATAAATGGGCAAAGGGCTGGGAAAGTCTGGCAGCCGATGACAGCTTTGGTTATATAGGGCAATTGATTGGGTACGCCAAGGGCCAAGGAAAAGAGCCGGGCGGCTGGATCGTCCTAAATAAATCAACTGGCGAAGTCTGTGTCGTAGAATTTGAAATGCCGGAACGCGACATTCAAAAGGTCATCGAAAACTGCAAGGCAACTGCCAGCCTTGTACAAGACACTAGCGCCCCCTTTGCCAAATGCTTCAATGACATAGAAGAGGAATTCAATGGAAAGAAAACTGGAAACCGGCGTTTGCCTGCCATATGCGGCTTTTGCCAATATATTCGACACTGCTGGCCTGACGCTCAACTCAAGCCCCAAACCATGTCTAAGGCAAAAAATCCGCGCATGTATTGGTATTCAAGCTATCAAACAAAGGCTGATGATGCACTATAGGAACTATACAGCAATCAAGCTGGGATTTCGTTCGGGCCTAGAAATGAAGGTCGCAGAACAATTAAAGGAATTGGGCGTAGACGCGCAATACGAAGCCATCCGCATTCCGTACAAAGTGCCTGCGGTAGTGCGCAACTATACGCCTGACTATGTGCTGCCAAATGGCATTGTCATCGAAACCAAAGGCCGATTCACTTTGGAAGATCGCAAAAAACATTTGCTTATCAAGGAAATGTATCCGGCGCTAGATATACGCTTTGTATTTTCTAATCCGCTAAATAATTTGCGAAAGGGCAGCACTACAACCTACGCCGATTGGTGCGACAAGCATGGCTTCTTGTATGCGCACAGATGGGTAGCGGCAGCATGGCTGGAAGAAACGCTACCTGCGGAGTCTAGGGATGTGCTGCAGCAATTCAAAAACCATAAAAGTTCTAGCAGAAAGGCAGGTACGCGTGGAAGAAAATAGTAGGCCCGAATTAAGCGGATTTGATAGCGCCAAGATAACCTTCACTATTGACGGCGAAGGCGATGTGGGTACAAAGGTGCGCCTTCAGTACGATGAAGATGTAGACCAAGATTTCTTGGAGTACGTAACTACTATCATGGCTGGCATGTACGGCTTGATTACGGCGTCTTTGACGGACGATAACCAATTGGAAAATCTGATAAAGATGGGCGAAATTGTGCGCCAGAAGTCTGACTTTGACAGCAAGTTTGCGCAAAGCATTGTGGACAATACAGACGATTCTGATGAGCTTGACGCGCAAGATGCGCAAGATGAGCCAACAGCCACCAAGGTTAAGTACTTGATATGACTGAATCTATATCTAGTAAGCAAGTATCTGGCGGCCACAATGACTACTATGATTTGCCGCCCCATGCCAAACAGTTGCGCCACCTTATTTCGTACAAGGCTATGAGTAAGTCGCGCGGCGACATCTTCAAGGCATGTTATCGCCTAGGCGAAAAAACCGGAGTTGATATAGAATACGATCTTCAAAAGATGAAGTTCTTCATTGAAGATTTAATCGAAATGCACAAGCGCGGAGAACATCTATGACCATCAATACCCCCAATAACATCGTAAAGGACTATGCACGCGACAATCTGTTTGATCCACTGGGCCTAGCGCGTTTGCGCGAAAGCTATATGCGCGAAGACGAACAATCACCACAAGACAGGCTGGCGTATGTTTCAAATATATTTTCCTCAAATCCTGACCATGCGCAAAGGCTATACGATTACAGTAGCAAGCATTGGCTTTCCTATTCCACTCCTATACTTTCTTACGGACGATCCAGAAATGGATTACCCATATCTTGCTTTCTAAGTTACTTGGAGGATAGCGCCGAAGGTCTTGTAGACACACTGAGCGAAGTAAACTGGCTGTCCATGCTGGGCGGCGGCGTAGGCATTCATGTAAAGATTCGGCAAGTCGATGAAAAGTCTACAGGCGTCATGCCGCACCTAAAGGTCTATGATGCGTCCAGCCTAGCGTACAGGCAAGGGCGCACACGGCGCGGATCGTATGCGGCGTTCCTAGACATTGACCATCCAGATATTCTGCAGTTCTTGGAAATGCGCAAACATACAGGCGACCAGAACTATAGGACGCACAACCTGCATCATGGCATCAATATCAGCGACAAGTTCATGGAGCATGTAAGGGCCGCCATGCTTGACCCAAACCATGATGATACTTGGGAACTGATTTCGCCAAATACAAACAAAGTAGTCAGCACCATTTCGGCCAAGTACCTTTGGATGAAAATCTTGGAAACCAGAATGCTGACAGGCGAACCTTATCTAATCTTTTTAGATACGGCCAACAAGAAGTTGCCGCTATGGCTACAGTACAAGAATTTATCTGTACATGGCTCTAACCTTTGTACGGAAATATTCTTGCCGACAGGGCCGGATCGCACTGCCGTTTGTTGTCTATCTTCCGTAAATCTTGAATACTTTGATGAATGGCGCAATGAGCCGCAATTTATTCCAGACATTATGGAAATGCTGGACAATGTCCTAGATTTCTTTATTTCGGAAGCGCCGCCTTCTGTTGTGCGCGCTAGGTATTCTGCGCTGCGCGAAAGATCAGTGGGCCTAGGCGCCCTAGGTTTTCATGCCTACCTACAAAAGAATCTTGTGCCGCTGGAAAGCGTGGCCGCCATTTCCATTAACCGCAAGATGTTTAAACACATACAAACCGAATGTAAGCGCGCTGACGCCCTTTTGTGCGAACTGCGTGGCCCATGCAAGGACGCCCAAGAAGCAGGCATATCACGGCGTTTCAGCCACTGGACGGCCATTGCGCCCAATGCGTCTACCAGCCTAATCATGGGCAATACAAGCCCATCCATAGAGCCATTCCGCGCCAATGTATTCCGCCAAGACACACTTAGCGGCGCCTACATCCAGCGCAATAAGTTTTTACAGAAATGGTTGGCGGACAATCTACTAGACACTGAAGAAATATGGGCCAGCATTACGGCCAATAGCGGATCTGTACAGCATCTTGTTGATGAATTGCCGCAAGATGTGCGCGACATCTTCAAGACGGCCAATGAAATAGACCAGACATGGCTAGTGGAGTTGGCGGCCCATCGTCAAGAGTACATCGACCAAGGCCAATCCCTTAATTTATTCTTTGCGCCAGACACAAATATAAAATATTTGCATGCTTGCCACTTTTTGGCTTGGAAAGCTGGCCTAAAGAGTTTGTATTATTGTCGCAGCGATAAGTTGCGCAAGGCTGACGCCGTAGGTACAAGAATAGCGCGGCAGCGTATTGAAGAAGAAAATAAGTTGATCGCGGACAAGGAAGCTATTCATAAACTGGCGTCTGCTGAAGAAGATATCTGTATTGCCTGCGAAGGCTAATTTGTAATCCTAGTTGCACTAGAGGGGGCGCAATTGAAAAAATTTACTAATGTAAATAAACAGTTCGGATACTGGACAGTCTTGAGCGAATCTTCGACAGAAATAATTATATCAGAAAAGCAGCACTGGTACTGCCGTTGTGTCTGCAATCGCAAGCTGCATGTGCGGGCCGATTCAGTAACTAGCGGCAAGTCCAAAAGCTGTGGCTGCCGCCGCTCTGAAGACCTAACCAAGTTTGAAGGCCAGAAGTTCAATTCTTGGACAATACTAAGTATCGGCATTATTCGCAACACGCACAGGTACGCTATGTGCCGCTGTGATTGCGGCTATGTCGCCGAAGTGCGGCTTTCCTCCGTACGGTGCGGCACATCTACGTCCTGCGGCTGTACGCGCAAAGGTGGCCGCACTGTGCTGCACGATCTGGAAGGCGAAGAATTTGGGCATCTGGTGGCGCTAGACGTACATCATACACATCCGCGCAGGGGCGCCTTCTGGCGCTGTCTTTGTAAGGTATGCGGCCAAGAAACCGTAGTACAACGCAGTAATCTGATAAATGGTACTACCAGTTCCTGTGGGTGCCGCAAAGGTCTGGGGCGCAAGGTTGCGGAATTGGCAGGCTGCGCCCCAAGCGCAGTTTCTGTAATCATGCACAACAAGTGGCGCGAAAAGAAACATGTCAAACCAGAACTGGCGGCCAAAGTAAAACAAATAGCCAAGGAGCTTGGGTACAAGCCTTGGTACAATCTAACTATGTAAGATACAAAAGGTATATATAACCATGCAGAAAACGTCATCATTACAAGCAACTAGGGACTATTACAAACCTTTTAGCTATCCTTGGGCCTTTGAGGCATTCCAAGCGTCTGAGCAAATGCACTGGCTGTGGACTGAAGTGCCTATGCTGGATGATGTCAAGGATTGGCAGAATCGTTTATCCAAAGATGAACAAGACTTCCTGACTAAAATCTTTAGGTTTTTTACGCAAGGCGACATAGATGTCAGTGGCGCCTACGTCAAAAACTATTTGCCGCACTTCAATGCGCCAGAAGTACGCATGATGCTTTCCAGCTTTGCGGCACGCGAAGCAGTTCATGTGGCAGCCTATTCGCACTTAATCGAAACGCTAGGAATGCCCGATACTATTTACAATGAATTTTTGGAGTACGAACAGACCAAGGAAAAGCACGATTTCTTTAAGCGCCTACAAGAAGACGAAGATTCTACTAATCAGATTGCCGTAAATATTGCGGCCTTTAGCGCCTTTACTGAAGGCATGCAACTATTCAGCAGTTTTGTAATGCTGCTGAACTTTGCGCGATTCGGCAAGATGCGCGGCATGGGCCAAATCATTGCGTGGTCAATTGCGGATGAAACGCTTCATACAGAAAGTATGATTAAGTTGTTCCGCGCCTACATCAACGAAAACATGGAGCTATGGAATGACATAACCAAGGCTAGGATTTACAAGACGGCGGAAATCATGGTGGACTTAGAAGATAAGTTTATTGATCTGTCCTTCGACAACAATAAATTATCTTTGGAAGGTTTGACGCCCGATGAAGTTAAGCGCTACATACGCTATATCTGCGACAGGCGGCTTATTTCGCTGGGGCTAAAGGGTATATTCAAAGTCACTAAAAACCCACTGGTGTGGGTAGACGGCATGCTAGGAGTGACGCACACAAATTTCTTTGAAAACAAAAGCGTAGATTACGCTAAAGGGGCTTTAACCGGATCATGGGAAGAAGTATGGGCATCCTAAGTTATTTATGGCGCTGGCTGGTGCTGGCAACTTTCTTGATGGCGTCCGCGCCACTAGCCATCTATTGCATAGACTTCTGGTACAAGGTATTCAATGGATATTAACAAGCTAACTGACAAGATACTGGATTGGGGGCGCGAAAAGGGCATCCTGCCGTCCGTAGTTCCTCACGCGCAATACACCAAGACAATCGAAGAAGTACATGAACTGGGCGCCGCCATTGCGGAACAGGACATAGAAGAAATCAAGGACGCCATTGGCGATGTATACGTGACGCTAGTCATGCAAACGCAAGCATGGGGGCTTACAATGGATGAATGCATAGAAAGCGCCTACAATACGATTGCAAAGCGCCAAGGACGCATGGTGGATGGTGTCTTTGTAAAGGAAGAAGTTTTTTTGGCGCCAGACTGATTTAGTCTTGACTGATGGACACAAGAATACTAATGTAGCCTTCAAGGGTCATGAGTACGATCCTTGCCCATCTTAATTTTGTACGGTGTATCGGCAGTACATCTATGGGGCAAGATTAAAACTGGGTGTGTATGTGTCCTTTCTGTTATTGAGGCGGGCAAGCCCTCTTCCGATTACGGTGGAGGGCTTTTCTATTTGTCCACTAAAAAGTCTGGTGTTAAAGATTTTATAGCGTTAACTGTCCTTTCAAATAAAGTTCCTTCCGTTTCTGGCCTGTAAATTCCAGCCCTTACAAGAAGCTTAATCATTGGCTTGTAGTCTATCTTACTACCTACACGTATTTTTTCTGCAATACGAATAAACTCATCTGGGTTCGACAAGGCTTCCGCTGTAAGTCTTTGAAAGCCAAGGGGGTCATTCATTCGCTTAATGAAGGCCGCGCCCAAGTTTCTTAGTTGCGCACCGGGCCGCGACAGAACGCCCAATGTGGCCGTAATTCCGCTTTCCAGCGCCTTCATTTGTTTTTGTATGGCCGATGTTTCTGAATCTAGCGGCAGCCGTTTGGCCATGCCAGATTTCTGGATAAGCGAAGTTTCTTCAAACAACTGCCTAAACATTTCAATGACTTTAGGATTGTCCCTAAATACTTCGCGGCCAACTACTTCCCATCCAGTGTTTGTAAGATCAGACATTTCTGCTTGGGCAGTGGCGCGCAAAGGTCGTACACCTCCTGCAGCTTCTGTGGCTATACTTAATCCTTTTAGCCAAGATAAGTATGCGGATTTAAGCCCTTCCCTAGCCGGAAGGTCTAAGATCGTTCTGTTGTAGATTTCCCTAGTAAAGCTTTGGGCATTGGTTGGGTCTTTAAATATACGCTTCATGGCCGCAAAGCCATTGTCTACAGGTATTCCTATCTTGTTCCTAAAGAATGCCCCCAGTTCCCTGCTCAACAATTCTGATTCGGCATTGTCTGCCGCAAGTCTAGCAACATCAGCATCTTGAATTAGTCTAGCTTTATTGAATTGGTATTGGCTTAGTTTGCTAGCTAAGTCTAATATCTTATTGGCTTCGCTAGGAAAATTTTGCTCTATGATTGTGCCGAATCTAGTTAAGGATTGTCTGATTTCTGACAGATCCATATCGACAAGTTTACCTTGTGAACTATATGTAGATTCAAGCTTTTCAAATACTTTGCCCGTAATATAGTCCATCACAAGTGGCGCCGATTGCCCTGCTTCTGAGCGTCCTAGCAGTGACACTATCAATCCTGCAAATTCTTTGTCGCTTGGCGTAAGCGCATTATCTAGCGCACGGCGCGCTCCTGACATATACTTGGCGCCCTGCATCCCTTTAGCTACTGTGTTCCGGCGCAAAGTTCCTACAGCTTCTAATGCGCCCCCATCGTCCCAGTAGATGGCCCATTCGTTTTTGAAATACCGCAAAGCTTCTTCGGCATTAGCCGCCACAGAAGGATCTGTGCTTTTAAGATCTTTTATAGCGTCTTCGTCAATGTATTGTTTTACTCCTATTAAAGCCTGTGCCGCCCCCTGTGCTTCTGAATCTCCACTGGCTATTAACTTATTGATTGTGTAGGTAAGACTAGGCCGTAAATCTGTAAACAGAAACGCAAAGTCTACTAGCTGACCATCTACATCTTTGGCCCAATCCTTAAATCGCGCCTTAATTTCGGCGTCTGTTTCTAGGCGCGGCTGGCCTGTTTGAATATCTGTTACAGATCGTGGCTCTAACTGCGAAAGCAAAACGTCTACTTGATTGTTGGCAGGCAAGGTCTTTCTAGCTTTATCCAATTGCCCCACTTTTAAGTTTAAAAGAGCGTCTGCCAGCTTATCCGTATCTATTTCCCCACCTTTTACGGCAGCAAACTTGGCATTCTTTTCTATATCCATTAGCTCAGAAGCTTTTGTAAGCTGCGCAATCATGGTGTCCATTGCCCTTTCTGACCCACGCCCAATGGATATACCTGTTTTCATTTCTAAATCAGACACTTGCTGGAACAAAGATGGGTCTGTACGGACTACATCTTCTATGGTGGTTTCCAAGTCGCGCAACTGGATTTGTAATGCTTCATCCAGCGTTTTTGCAATTTCTACTTCGTTCGCCCCTTGTTGCTGCATTGATTCGCGCAAATACGCCACATTGGTGTAGTCTTCGGCTGGCCGCAAGATGCCTTGGCTGGTCGTAGGTTGCCCACCAAACAATTCTTCTGATTCCCTTATTACTCTTTGAGTTTCTAGCGGCAATTGCTGACCTGCTACAGCGACTTGCTCTAAGCCGGGGCTAGCGATTGCTGCTTTCTTTAATCCTGCGGCCTTTACGGCTAACCCAGACTTTACAAGAAGGTCTGTGGCTTTGCTTGTATCGTCTGCATCTAGCGCACGAAGAATGGCGCCCAGAGTGTCTACTTGTACTTGTACGTCTTTTACTTCATCAATAGGTACGTTAATCGTTATGTCTTTGTACTGGCGCACCATGTCTATAATGGCGTCTGTAGCTTCTTTCCTTTCTTGCGCCGTTTCCAAGCCGCCAGTTAATTTGTCTAGGATGCCCTGCACAATAACTGCCCGCTTTCTGTCTTTAGTAGCTACTTCCTCAAATGGCCTAAAGAAGAAATCGTTTACTAGTCTAGCCGTAGCTACTGTACCTCTGGCGCCAAGTTCTACTACCTTACCTGCTAGCAACCCATCTAAAAGTACATTGGTGCGCTTGGCTAGCGTCTTTGTAAATTCTGGCGAATCTACAGGGGCCGTTACTCCTACCATGATGGTTGGTATATACTGACCTACCATAGATTGATTGGTATTTCTGTCGCCAAACAGAATAGTTTCAGACTCAGTCGCAGAACCTAGGGCGCTGCCTACTTCCATCCCTAGCCCACTTAGTCCTGCATACAACTTAGGAAATTGTTTAACGCCGTTGGCCACTCTGGACACAATACCTGCGCCGCCTGCCATGCCGCCAGCAATAGACGTTCCTTCTACAAGAATACTTTCCAAGATACTGTCGGCAGTATTTACTTCTACAAAGTTATCGGCGGCCTTTGAAAAGCCGGGCGCTTCTATGTTCTTACCACTGCCGTACCATACGGCGGCATCCATCAAGGCGCCTACGCCCCCTAATACGTTTTTTGGAAGTGTTCTAGTGGCCGCTANGTACGCTAATTGNGGAGTTCCTACTTCTATGTCGCCAGAAACAATATCGACCTCTGGCGGCGATATAGCTACGCCTTTGTACGACAGCACGCCGTCTATGGATACTTCAGATTCTGGATGATACTTGTATAGATTGTAGCGTTTGACGGCCTTGTCGTATGCGGCCTGCCTATCTGACATAGACAACATGCTGTCTGGTTCTAGCCCTTGGTACAAACCACTGCCGCTGTAGGGTTTGGGCAATGGTATGGGCTGCCCAATCTGTTCATCCGGTACAGAATCTAGCTCTTGTATCGACATGGGCTGAATAGTTTGGCCTTGGCCCGATGCCGCAAAGCTTGCACGGAACTGCTTGTCTTGTTCTTCCTCATCTACAGGCAAAGGAGGNGGGGGCGGCACAGTAGCAAATATGCTGTCTAGGGCGTCTTTGTATTCTTCATCTTCTTCATCTTCTTCTGTACTTTCTGGCTGTGCCACATCCCTAAAAGGAATGGGCGCAGGGGGCGGCACAGAAGAAAAAACTTCGTCCAGAAGTTTATTTATGTCTTCGTCTTCTTGAGTAAGTTGTAGCTGTTCAGCCATAATCTAATCTTCTTTTACAATTGAAGTAGCGCGTTGAATTCTTCTTGGGTCAATCGTTTCAGACTAAATTCGTCTAATTTCATATTTAATTGGCGCAACACATTGGCGCGTGTGTTTTCATTGCCAAGATCAATTCTTGGTTTCGCTCTAAAGGCTTTTATAATGTCTTGTGCGTACGAATCCCTTCTTTGTAATTCTTCCGCTACAACTGCGTTTACAGGTACTGCTGATGGTTCTGGTACTGCTTCCTGCCGCCCACTTGTAGGCTGCCCCAGACTCGCTGCG